ATCGTTCAAGATTGCAAGAGGGCGGACAGGTGTGCCCCGTGGAAAAACAATCTATTTTATCGTTGATACGAAGTAAAAAATATTTAAAAAATGTTTTTGTGGGCAGTATATCTGTGTTTCATTCGTGGACATTTCGTTGTATGAAAGAGGGCAGCATACGAATACACTGCCCTTTTATCTTGCTTTATTGGGAACACGGTTTAGAGCCAGATTCAGGGCCACAGGAAAACGCAGGCATATGAAAATTCGCCTGACAGCTTGTGGTAAACCTTCATATGGCCTTTTTTCCTCACTGATACCGGAGCGGTAATCATCTCTCTGCTTTTGGCAGGGCAATAAACAACTTAAAAGCCAAGACAAAGAAAAAGAGCCTCAAGCCAAAGCTTGAAGCTCTTTGTCTCGACGTGACAAAAAAGATACCCTGTCTCAAAATTCATCCGATTTTTTGTTTGCTCTTTTAGGGCAATCGTGGCGGCCATTGCAGCATCCATTCCAGATAGTCGACGCGCGTTATTTTCCTTACGGAAAGAGAATGCTTTTTGTCAGCCCAATCAAGCAGCAATCTATTTAGTGGAAGTTGTTCAGAATAAATTATCGGGCTGACTGTCTTTCCGGGTGGTGTGTTCGCCGTTCTACTCGTTGCCAGTTGCAAAACACCTTCATGTTCCCAATCGTACCATATCAAAATTCGAAGCAGGTCGATTGGTGTCTCGTCCGGCATAAGGAAAATTTCTTCGCGGATGTTCATGGCTTTTGCAATTTCTTTTAAACGGTTTGCCTTTGGGCTGCGATACCCCATTTCATATTGTGCAATGCGGTTCGCGCTGCTCTTTCCGTATCCGAGCATCTCACCCAATTTTTGTTGTGTAAGGCCGCGATGCTCGCGTACCAGTTTGATCCGTAATCCTGTATCCATCGTGTAATAGCTCACTTTCCCAAAAAGTAATACCCGCATCAGCAAGCGTTTTCGACTTGCCAGTGCGGGCGTTTGTGTATGAGTGAATGGCTCTATATAAGGTCAATCTTTTGGGTATAACCGCCGATAAAGTAGATTTCGATTTCTTGCCGTGAGTGGACAATAACCTTTTCGATGATTCTTGCGGTAAGGATGTCATCGTATTCCTTTATTAAAAGGTCTTGCGCCGTCAGCTGTTTGGTTGCTTCTTCGTCCTCCCCCTTACCATCCGTACTTTCTGCGATATTTGCTTTCAGTATTTTGATTTTACCGCTGAGTTTTCTCAGCTTATCATCAAGGAACGGTGTACTCTCGTCAAGTTCCAGTGACATTTCAAGCAGACGATCAAATTCTTGCTGTGCTTTTTCTAGCTGCTTTTGAAGCTGGGCTTTCAAGTTTTCTCCTGCTTTCATTTGACGGAGAATACCGTCAAGTTGTGCAGCAACTTCATCGGTAAAGTTTGCGGCCAGATTCTGCACAGCTTTCAAAATAGCCTGATGCAATTCTTCTTCCGGGATTGACGGTGAATGACTGCAAAATTTTGTTCCGTATTCGAGTCGATTGACGCATCTCCAAACGATTTGTTTTCTGCCGTGGATGTTCCAAGTAACCCGCTTATAAGGGCTGCCGCAGTCTCCGCAGACCAGTCGTTCGGATAAGGCATATTTGCTGTTATAGCGGCCTTGGTGTCGTTTGCGTTGGTTAGCTGCCGACTTACTATTGCGGCGGGCGATTTCAGCCTGCACCTCACGGAACATCTGCTTGGTGACGATACCTTCATGGTTGTTTTCAATGTAGTATTGTGGCAACTGACCCGTGTTTTTCTTGGAAACGCCTGTCAGTACATCCTCGATAAAGGTCTTTTGCAGCAGCACATCGCCACAGTATTTCTCATTTTGGAGAATCCGCTGTACGCTCTCGGACGACCACTTTTTGTTTCCTCTTGCAGTCAGAACCCCGCCCGCTTCCAGTTTCTTTTTAATGGTCAGTAGACTGGCTCCTTGCAGATAGCTGTTGAATATCATGCGAATCACTTCGGCTTCTTCGGGGATTACCTCTGGTTTACCATCCAAGCCTTTTCGGTAGCCAAGTATCTGTCCATAGGGAAACGGGAATTTTCCCTGCCTAAACCCCATTCGTTTACCGCGTGCTACGTTCTGCGAAATCGACTCACTTTCCGCCTGTGCAAAGGCGCTCAGCACCGTCAGAATCATTTCGGAGTTCATTGTTGACGTGTTGATGTTTTCTTTTTCAAAAATCACCGCAATGCCGATTGCTTTCAGCATTCGGACATATTGGATGCTGTCCAGCGTGTTGCGGGCGAAGCGCGAAATGGATTTTGTAAGGATTAGGTCGATTTTCTTCTTTTTGCAGTCTTGAATCATCTGGTTAAATCCGTCACGCTTTTTTGTATGGATGCCGGAGATACCGTCGTCGGCATAAATCCCGGCCAGTTCCCATTCTGAGGTTGAGTTGATTTTCTCAGTGTAGTACAGTTTCTGCGTTTCAAAACTTCCCTGTTGTTCTTCTTCCTCGGTGCTGACGCGGCAGTAGGCCGCCACTCGCATTTTTCGCATGGTGTTGTTTTTCCCACTTCGTATCTGTCTAGTGGCTGGAATTTCGATGATTCTTGCGTTGCTCATGGTGCTCTTCCTTATTATAATGTCTGTCCGTTTCGCAGTTTGATGTCGATATGTGTATCGAGGTGTAAGATGATTTTGCTGACGATGGAGCTGTAGAATGATTCTGGAAATGTATCTGTGGGTTTGAATTCTTTGCAGGCGCGCTTGATTTGCATTGTTGTCGGATCGTCATCCCCTGCTGCGCAGTAATTAAATTGCAGTTCTGCTCGGCGCAGAATTTTGTCGATGATTGCATCTGCATCCAGCTCTGGTAATGCAAGGGCTGTGTGAATCTCATGATCCAGCTGAGCAACTTCTATTGACCGGGTGTTGCATTGTTCCTTTGGATTGTGGATTATTTCCGGGTGCTGTTGGATTTGGTATAACCTATCCACGATTTGTTGTGCCATGTTTTCAGGTTGCATCGGCTTTGACCACATTCCGCACTGTCGGCAAGTCCATTGTTGGGTTCTAGGTCGCCAGTATAGGCGCTCACCGCAGCAGGCACACTGCATATCGCTTCGAAATGGTTTTAGCACTGCTGAATATGTTACGGTTTTATTGCTTCGGATGCTGGCAGCTTGGCTGTAAACTTCTTTTGAAATAATGGCTGGGTATCCTTTGGCTCCACAGTAAATCTCATTTGCAAGTATGCGGGCAACGATATTTTTGTTCCAGCTATTATCTGAAAAGTGATAGGCTGTGCCACTTGTGGTCAAGTATTCTGCAATTTCCTTAAAACTCTGTCCTTCGGTATACGCATAGAATATGTGTTGTACAGTTGCGGCTTGTTCCGTGTTGATGACTGAATCTCCATTTTGAATCTGATAGCCGAAAGGAATGTACCTGTTCTTCATGTGGCTGCACGGCTTTCTGATAACTTCATGCCATTGATGAGTTCGAATTGGATTGCCGTATTGCTGATCAGCACTTTTTTCACAAGCTCTTTAAAGACAGACTCGTCAAATAATTCCAGCGGCGGTGTACTGGAAAGTTTCTTCTGGATGAGTCTTGTTTTTTGTAGAATTTTTTCCGATGTGTTAGACATATCATTTCGTGAAAGCTGTTGTTTCCTTTCCCTGATTTGCTGCTCAATGGCTGCACTTCGCTCTATAAATTGTGGTTCCTCAATATAACCTAGTGTATGGATTCTGGTAAGATTGTGTTTCTGTTTTGCAAGATGCTGAATATCTTCTCCAAGTGCAAGGCGTTTTTTATATTTTTGTTCTTGCAAATGCCGTAACCCAAGCAGGTCATCCACAAGTGGTTCCAGAATCGTTTTCTGATTACATTGCAGTCGATTATAGATTGACAAAAACGCCTGTTGGAGTTCATCCTCACGGATTGATTTGAGTAGGCAAAGAGCTTTCGATTGCAAATGCGTTCGGCAGCACCATACAAATCCTTGCGTGGGCGGCCCTTTTCTAGAGCATATAGCGCCGCATATTGAGCAGTAGATTTTCTTTGAAAATACACAAGTTCTATCAATCTCCCCTGTAATGCTTTTCTTTGCAAGTAGGTTCTGTACCTTTTCGTAATCGGTCTTAGAAATTATACCTTCATGCGTTTCCATCGCATAGTATTTTGAGCGCTGACCGGTATTAAGATACCTTTTCAATGGGAGTGAATCCGTTGTGTAGGTTTTTTGGTACAAGCTGTCTCCAATATATTTCTCATTACGCAGGATTGCATGAATCGTTCGGGGATTCCATTTGCTATTTTCTTTTGGATATATTGTATTTAAATGCTCAGCAATTTCATTTATGCTCATTCCAGACAGGTAACTTTTGAAAATATCGTTGACAATCATTGCGTTATTTTTTTCTGGCACGAGCTGGTGATTGATTTGCGTGTACCCAAACGGTGTAGCGTTGGTGATATAGTTACCCGTACGCATCCGTTTGTGTATTCCCCACTTCATATTCTGTGAGATGGACAGCGATTCTTCCTGTGCTACGGCGCAGATTATACTCAGTAGCATTTCACCGTTGGAGGTCTCGGTATCGAAGCCCTCTTTTTCAAAGGCTACCGTCACACCAAGGCTTTTCAGTTCACGAACCGATGACAGTGCATCCGCCGTGTTGCGGGCAAAGCGGGATGCCGACTTAACCAGCACACGGTCAATCAGTCCGGCACGGCAGTCGTCCATCAGGCGGTTGAACTGCTCACGACGCTTCGTGCTGGTGCCGGTGATACCCTCATCAGTGTAAATTCCAGCGAACTCCCAGTTGGGGTTTTCCTGTATCAAGTGGGTGTAGTAATCCACCTGCACGGCCAGCGAGTTTAGCTGATCCTCGGAATCGCTGCTGACGCGGGCATAGGCCGCCACGCGCAGACGCTTCGGTTGTTGCTGGATTGGCTGGATAACTTGGACTTGTGGCATGAGAGTTCTCCTAAATGCTTGCACTCATTGCGCGAAGTGTGTCCAGTATCTTTTTCCCTGTAGGAGAATTGGTGGAGAAGCGCTCTTTTTCAAAATCAGTTGTTATACCAAGGCTCTGCAATTCTTGCAGGATTGTCAGCAGGTCTGCTGTACGGCGGGCAAGATGTGTCGTTGACTGCACCACAATGCAGTTGACACGTCCTGCACGGCAGTCAGTCAGCAATCGGTTGAGTTCCGGGCGTTGGCGCAGATCCGTACCCGTAACGCCATAGTCAGCATAAATCGCCATATGTTTAGGTAATTCTTCACGTTGCAATGCAGGGTGGGTTGCACCTTTATCCACACAGATGTAACGCGCCATGGATTTTCTATCTGCTATTTGTGGCATGACTTTCTCCTTTGCATTTGACGCTGTGACATTCTTTTTATCACATACAACATACTCGAAAGGCAGGTCAAAAGCTATTCACGAGAACCACTAAACTTCTCGGCGCAAAACGCCGCATTTCCGGGCATAACCAACATTCGTGCGCTGGCAGATGTCCCTAGGCAATCTTCCGTTTGCGGCAGCGGATACCAGCGCGGCATAGGCCAGTGCATATTTCAGCTCCTGTTCCAGTCTTACGGGAAACGGGTCAATTTGCATCGACAGCCACCTCCCACGGCACTCTTTTTCCGGTTCGCGCGGTACGAGCCAGGATGCGACTCTCCAACCCTGTCAGATAGAGTTCATATTGTAGATTGGTTTCGGTCGTAATCAGTACGGCACTGTAATTTTGCAGAAAGCGTAGGATGCGGTACAAGATTGTAATGTCGTGGCTCAAACGGTCAAGGCTCTGCACCATGACGGCATTGACACGCCCCTGTTGCACAGCGGTGAGCATGGCAAACAAATCAGGTCGCCAGAACTCGGTGCCGTACTTCTGCTCCATGCAGGAGTTGACGATGATGTAGCCGCGCCTGTCGGCTTCGCGCATGACATCGGCAAGCTGTTCTTCCAATGCGGGCAGGTTCGGTGCGGCACTGCGGGCGAACGCCCAAATTTTGTATTCTTTCATGGGCGCACCTCAGAATTGATCCATAAGTGGGAGACGGACATCAAAGCGGGGCTTGCCAAAGGAGGCCCGCGTGAAGCGGTCGCCGACAAAGCGTTCCAGACCGCTGTTGATGAGTTCGGCGTTTAGGTCACATTCGGTGGTGATGAGATAGACATCATTCTGACGCAGAATTTCAATAACTCCTACCAGTATGTAGCTGTTGCGGCTGATTTGCTCCAAATCGCGCACCATCACGGCTTCAATCCGACCGTTCTCTACTGCGTCCAACATAGAACGCAGACCAATGCGGTCTTTCAAGGTGTTGCCGCTGCAATGGTCAAAAGATGTGCCGCGCACAAGAAAACCGTGTCCGGCGGCTTCGTCGATAAGGTCATACAGCCGGTCAAAGGCAATGCGCGGATCGCTGTTGGCGCAGCGCACATAAATCCAGACATCGTGGTTTCGCATAAGGTACATTGCAGATCCCTCTTTCACAAAAAGTAATCCGGACGCTTCTGCTCCCGGATGAATTTCTGCACATCTTCAATTTTCTCAGTGATTGGGCAAGTCGGCAGCGCTGCCAGCGCGGCGTCATGATACCTGCCGCCAATGCCCGCACGCTCATCCAGAATCGCCACCACGCAGAAATCCTGCTCGGTACGGATAGCACGGCCAAAACCCTGTCGCAGTTTTTTCTGCATTTCGGGGATGATTTCGGCGTTTATGTAGTCGCGCAGGTTCGGGTACTGCCGGCGCTCATGGTCACTGACCGGGTCCGGTATCGGGAACGGCAGCTTGGCGATAATCAGCAGGGACACCATATCACCGGGAAAGTCGATACCCTCCCAGCAGGAGCCTGCCGCAAACAGAACGCCGTTGCCGGATTGCTTGAACTTCTGGATGATTTTGCCGCCGTTGCGCCATGCCTGATAGGTCGGGTATTGCCACTGACCGTCCGTCAGCGCGCGGACTTCCGCCATCTGGCGGTACGCTGTGAACAGCACCAGCGCATGACCGTGGCAGGCACCAACCAGCCGAACGATTTCTTCTGCCATTCGGCGGTTGTCCATTCGCGTTTTTACGCGCGGCGGAAAGTATAACAGACATTTTTTCTTGTAGTTAAACGGAGAATCTGCACGGAAATGACGCAAGGGGCGATAGGTTGTCAGCCCCAAAAGCTGTTCAGTATGGCTGAAATCTCCGGCAGCTGCCAGCGTGCCGGAGGTCAGAATCGCTGGTTCGCGTGTGTTCCACAGGGCGCTGCGGAGCAACTGCGGCACACGGTTGCTGGCTGCGCAGAATGTAGGCTGAGCGTCGGCATCGTAATCGATGTAGAGGATGCGTGTTGGCACTTGCAAGAGAAAAAGGCGCAGGAGGCTTTCTGCTTCTCCCAGCCTGTTCAGCAGGTATCGCGGCACATCCAGCAATCCGCCAGCATTTTGCAACAGTGCTATACAGTCGATGAGCGCAGCGCGGCGGAACGGCGTAAGCACGAACGGTTCACCCGCTTTTCTTCGCAGCTTGGAAAGCCCCTGCGTGCAGGAGAACGACAGCGTAAGGAACGCCGTCCGCAGATGTCTGGCAAAATCCTTGTAGTGCGCCTGTTGTAATAAAAGGCACAATTCATCCATGTTGTGCGGGGATAATGTTTCTGTGTACATCTGGCGGGCGGCATCGGGTAATTTGTGCGCCTCGTCCACTACCAGTGCCTGATAGCTGCGCAGGAGCAACGGTCTATCTTCAAGTCGGTGCGATGCGTCTGCCAGCAAATAATTGTGATTGCAAATTTGGATGTCGGGTTTCATGGAATCGCGCAGATACTGCTGGTAGCGGCAATCCTCGCGCAGAAAGCAATCACGCGGGCAGGACTGCGGCACACAGATCCGGCAACGGTCATACCGGGAAAGCTCCGGGATATGATCCATGTCCAGAATATTTTCCGCAATGTGCAGGCTGTTCTTCTGCCGTTTTCTGCTTGGCTGCACCAGCGATGCTCTCTCGGCAAGGCGGGCATCGCAGACAAAACGCTCTTTGCCCTTGCGGACAACGGCTGTGATGGGTGCGGTGATGATGCCCTCGTCCAGCAAAATAGCGGACAGGTCGGGCAGATACTCTGTAAGGATAGCGTCCTGCAAGGCAACGCTGGAAGTGGAAATAACGATGGGCAGTTTCATTTGTTCTGGACGATTCATCTGCCAAAGAATACAAGCCACGAGATAGGCCAGCGTTTTGCCGGTTCCTACACCTGCTTCGCACAGGGAAATTTCCTTATTATACAAGGTATCTAAAACTTCATGGCAAAGCGCGATTTGTTCCTCGCGCACCGCCATACCGCGCCGGGGCAGAATGTCCCGGAAAATCTGTTCGGCTATGTGGTGGGATTCCGCATAGCCCGTTGGATAGGTTTGCATTTTACACCCCTGTTTTCCATCCCGTTTAAAGCAAAATGATGGGCAGCAGGCGCTTGGGGTCCTGCTGCCCACGATTTGCCCTAAACGGCAAAAGTAGATAGTTAAGTAAGTGTGCCACATTTGCCGCCCGCACCCCTGACACCGGGAACACAACAGGCAGGGTGTTGGCACACCCGTTCACTGACTCCGCCGGAGTCTTACTGCTTACAACTCCGGCTCGGTCACCCCCTCTGACGCTGGAGGCCGCTGGCGTATCATTATGGTCTTTCCCGTCACAATTCTGGTTTGCCAGACCGCCCACTGGGGCTTGCCGGGAAAGGAACGTACCTGTTATGCTGGGTATTCGGTTGTCAAGGTGCAAGACGATGATTATTTATCATCGATCAGAGCCAAGTCTCGAAGGATTGACCGTATGTAAACGCGTTCTTCTTCTGGAACTATATACATAATTCTCAATAACGCCGCCGTTTCATCCGGGTCAAGGAATCTAAGGTTTTTTCTTTTAGTTTCCAACTTAATTCCACCATTCGGCCCAGTTTGTGACGATATGCGGTAACTCAGTGATAATACATCGACATCATTTCGGATTGTCGCGTAAGATACTCCAAACCGCACTGCCAAGGGTCGTATTTTGACATAATCATCTGCGAAATATAAAATTCCAATGATTTCACGGCGGCGTGCCGGAGTATCTATCACTCAGTCACCTCCTTCCTGCTGGCTCTATATTCAGCCTACTACCGATTGTGCTAAAAACCCCCGCACAATCCTAAAATTTTCTGAAATTTTTCTGCTCTGCTCATATCCAAAGAAAACAGGTCATGCGTTTGCTATAAACGCATGACCTGTTTTCTTTACTAGATGTACGGTTTCTGTTTTGAAATGGTTACAAGTTCTTTTCTTGTATTTCTATCCCTATGAAGTTTCTTTCACGACCTATTTTGTATAAAAAAAGCCCATAACAAACACTCATGGGTCTATTTATAGCACTATTTAGCCCTCAAATATTGCGTTCGAAACTGATACCCTTATTTTGAGGTGATTATTATGCAAGATATTTATATTTCCATCGGCCAAAACATCCGCCGTCGGCGTAAAGAAAAGCACTTGACTCAGGAGTCCCTAGCCGCAAATGTCGAAACATCTGCACAATATATCAGCCGTATTGAGCGCGGGCAAGTTTGTCCATCTCTCGAATTTTTATATAGACTATCTGCCGCACTGGAATGCCCTATTTATTCTTTACTGCCATCCACTGTACCCAGCGCTTCTACCAGTTTCTTTTCTCAGGAGCTTGCCAGTCAACTCAACAGTTGTACTCCGCAACAGCAACAGTTTTTGATGAGCTTTATTTCTTGGTTTTTCCAACAGTCAACTCCATTTAGTGAATAAACCAATCTTATAGAAGGAATATTGATGCTTGCACTATATATTTCTCTGCTGGATACTGAAGAGCAGATAAGCAAATTCGAACATATCTACAAAAAATATCGTGGTATCATGTTCTATACTGCCAAAGGTGTCCTGCAAGATTCTTATTTGGCAGAAGATGCTGTCCATGAAACCTTTTTGGATAGAATACGGATTATAGATAGTATACGCGCCAACAATGAAAAGGAACTATCGCAATTTTTAAGAGTTCTGACCCATCACAAAGCTGTTGATATGGTTCGCAAGTGTACCCGCCAAAAGAAATCTGATACCGAAATCGAAGATCTCGATCTTTCAAAGTCAGATGTAAATGTGGAAACCATTGTACTCGATAAAATCGACTATGAAAATATGCTTTTGCTTGTTCAGTCCATGGACGAGAAATGCAAGACACCGCTTCTTCTAAAAGTTCAGGGCTACAAGGTCAGCGAGATTGCCGATTTTCTCAACATTTCTCCCGGAAATGTAAAAGTTCGTCTGCACAGAGCGCGTAAAATCATTCTGACCGGATTGGAGGAAAATGGTAATGAATGATGACAAAATCCGTATTTCCCCAGACGCTCTTATCGCAATGATCGTAACCGAAGCACTGGATCGAGAACTTGAACAGATGCCGAGCCTGGAAGAGATGAATGAAGACTTTCATCCATCAGAAAGGTTTCAGCGGAAGATAGAATCCCTTGTCCGTGAAACAAAACGAAAGGCGGAGCGAGAGAAGTTTCTTTCGAACATCAAATGATTCTTCATTACACTTACTGCTGCTATTTCCATCTTTTCGTGTACCATGCTCCCTGTAAAAGCCGTGCGTGAGGCTGTTATTACAACACTTATTGAGTGGCACGATAAGTTTGTATCAGTCTTATATGTTAATGATGAATCTTCTGTCACTACATTTCATATAACGCCGTTATATATTCCTAACGGCTTTTCACCAGTAGAAACTCCCGATGAAAACAGTGGTTTCTATTACGCTCAGTTTAGTGATTCGCATAATAACTGGTTTGATATACTAGTTATTCCTATCGAGAATACGCAAGAGACATTTTTAGATAATGAGTTTTCAACGTATTACTCCATAAATTGTAATGGCATCCAAGCCATCTGGGGCATTATGAGCGATGGATCTAACACCTTGCTTTGGGAGCGTGGTACACTTTCTTTTCAAGTCTGCGGAAATCTCGATTTGACAGAACTCATTAAAATATCTGAGAAAATAGGGGTTGAATAATTTTTCTTGTAACCTTTTGCTCTTCTATACCGAATACATCTACAAGAGGTTCACGTAAAGGAGTAAAATACATGAAAAAGAAACTTTGTGCTACATTCCTCACACTTTTAGCGCTTATGGTTTTCGCCACATCTGTATTTGCCGCCGAAGCACGTTGGCGTAATGTTACGAAAATAACCCCCATCATCTTAGCCAGCACTAATACTTATTCTAGTGTCATCAATGGTTTGGAAGGCACAACAAAAATCGACTGTACGCTTATTCTTTACGAAAAGAATCAATCTGGAACATATTCCGAAATCTCCCGTTGTTCTTCCACCCGTTATGGGCAAAAAGGCACATTTTCTGGTACAGCCAACATTAAATCTGGCACAACATACAAGCTAGAAACTATCGCAACCGTTACATGTAATGGTTCAGATGAAACTGTCAGCACTACTTTTGAAAAGAAGTGCTAATTCTCCCATCATAAAATCAAAATAAGACCCTCTTGGAACCCTCGGCTTCTGCAGCCGAGGATTTTTTTGTTTATTCTGTAACCAAATGTCGATTGCAAGCGGATTACAGTGTACTTCAAGCAAAATGATTATTTCACGGGAGGAAAATTCGTGCTGGTTTTCTATCTTGCCGCAATCGACAGCGATGAGAGCAAAAACAAATTCGAATACATATATCGCAAATATTATCGGTTTATGCTACGAACCGCATCATCAATCATTCGGGATTCCTCTCTTGCGGAGGATGCAGTACATGAAACCTTTGTCCAGCTTCTCAAGGAAATTGATTCACTAAGAATCGACAACGAAAAATCTCTCCAATCCTATTTATATATCCTAACTCGTGAGCGAACAATTGACTTTCTTCGAAAATGGGAACGACGACGAGGTGTTCTGACTGACTACGAAAATCGCTCCACCAGCTTTGACAATTTTAAAGAGCCGGAAGAAATCGTATTGACAAATCTGCAGCTAAACAAAGCAGTCAGCATTCTTTCCGATATGCCTTCAATTTACCGCCGAACCTTAGTCCTGCGCGTAAAGGGTTACTCTATCCGCGAAATCGCGCAAATCACAAATTCGAGTGAATCAAACGTTAAAACCCGTATACACCGGGCGCGCGCCATTTTACTTAAATCGTTCGACACCTAACACAAAAATATTTTTGATTTCGGTTTACATTTGCAGATGATTTTTCTCTTTTCCCTTTCAGGAGGGGAAGAAGAAAATGAAATCATCTCTTTATACTTGCATTCAGGATATTCAAAATGGTGACCGTGAGCAGGCACTCGCTCTTTTGGAGAAGTTTTCTCCCCTGCTCAAGAAATATGCATTCTTCCTGCAATCAGAGGATGCATTGCAGGATTTCCAATGTTTCTTACTAGCGTTCGCCAAAAATTTACAACTCAATGAGTTGACTATAAGCACAGACGGTGCTATCATTAGCTATATCAATAAGGCAATATATCATCATTATATCGCACTTTCTAAGGCGAAGCGCCATCAGCTTCCCACTGTTTCGATTGAAAGCCAAACTGACTATGATCCTTTGCAGTTTGACACTGCATTCAGCGAATCCGATACATACAATAACCTCTTGCTGCTCGATCTTAAACGTGCGCTAAGTACCGAAGAGTATCATATCATTTATGACCATTACTTCCGTCAATACAGTATTCAAGAAATTGCCGCCAGAGATAACAAGTCTCGGCAAGCCATAAACAAATGCAAAAAGACTGCGATTGCAAAATTGAAACGCTATTTTGGTGTCATATCATAGCTATCAACAATCCACCCGGCTTTTTGACTTTTCGTAAACCATTTTGACTAATGATACTCATTTCTGGAACATTCCATGTGTATCTTAGTATTTTCCCTACAAATGGTCTTTTTCCGTTTGTTGTTAAATATTATTGAAGGAGGATTTCGATTATGACTCAAAAAAACACAAAAGCCATTCTTTCTATTGTATTATGCACTTGCTTACTGTCGGGATGCAGCATTTCTATTACCCCTGCATCGTCTTCGGCATCATCCACTCCTTTATCAAGTTCAGAAAATAATTCGGACACAAATTCGACGGATACGTCCGCTTCAGCAGCCCCATCCCCAACTCCTGCTGCCACTGATTCTGTGGATGAACCTGTCGAGTCGGCATCTGGTGATGTGCTTCCGGAGAGTACTCCTGCCCAAAATGAACAAATTTCCGTATTTCCCGATAACGAAGTGCAGAAATCCGATCTTGCTTTATATACCCAAACCTTGGGACGTTTTTTCTATTCCCCTATGCAAAGCACAAAAGATATTCCTTTAGATTATTCTTTGTCATTCTTTTTGCTGTATCAGACTTTTGAAAGAAACGGAGAAGGTTCTTCTTATACACAGAATTCCAATTTTTTCTGGGAAATTCCCGAAAGCGATATTCTGCAAACTGCCGATCTATATTTAGGGCTTTCTGATCTTTCTATTTCGAATATAACCGAGTGGCCCTTTGGTGATCCGCAAAATGGGATGTGCTATTACAGTCAAGAAACCTCTCTCCCCTACGGCGATATTACAGTAACAGATGTAACATTCGATACGGCGGCTTCTAAAGCTTTAGTTTTTACAGAAGCAGCTGATAATCAATTTGAGGATTCCTCAAAACAAAAAAGCTCCTTAGTTTATCACTTCACTTACACTGATAATTCTGATGGGAATGTCGTTTATCAACTAGAGTCAATCACTTCCCAATGATTTCCCATCGCCAATCTTGTAAGACCGCTTTATCCTTTAACTATCATTTAGTACAAGACAAGAGGCATCCCCCTTGTAGGAGGATGCCTCTTGTCTTATACTAGGGCTTACTTTCCTTTATTAGAAGTACGCCATCGGGTTGATCCAATCACGATCAACATACCGATCAGTACCCGTTTCCGGGTTCATATCGGTACTATTAGCCTGCATGGCAAAGTGCAGATGAGCAGCCGAGGAATTGCCCGTATTCCCCATGTAGCCAATAATCTGCCCCTTGGTGACATACTGTCCTACGCTTACGAGCGGCGCAGACTGCATATGCATATAGATGGTTCGCAAGTACGAGCCGCCATTGCCAGGTTTCGGGTTTGCGCTCTGGATAAAAACGCAGTTGCCCATGGACGCATTGTCGGAAGTACCCTGAGAGGCATTCCAGTTAAATACACGCTTAACCTTGCCAGAGCAGAATGCGTAAATGGGATCGCCTTCAACACCAGGGGTCACTGCACCGATATCAATACCGGTGTGTCCAGAGGAATAGGACTGGGTGATACGCGTAGACTTCGTCGGCCACACATAGTCGCCCGTACTGGTGCCACCGCTGGACTGGGACGCGCAAAGCTGCCAAATCTGATTGTCTGCATTGGATGCATTTTCCCACGTCAGAGCAGCACCGCTCGAATTGGATGCCGGAGTCAGGTACAGGTTGTGGTTGATCATCTTGATGCGGTACAGGTTGTTGGTTGCATCGACAGTCAGCAGATCAATCAGCGCATCGCTTTCGTTACCAGAAACCGGATAGAAATCGCACACACTGCCCGCCCCGCGGCCATAGATGTTCAGACCATACGCATTGTTGAGGTCAGAAAGCAGCTGGCAACCACCGCTGACCTTGTGAACTTTAAGACGCTGATCAGCAGAACCTGCTGCCGTATACAGTGTAGCTTTCTGGTGAGATGCGATGCTGCCATTGCCGTAGCGGTTCAGCCAAAAACTGCTGTTGCCGCGATACGGACGAAAATAGTAAGATTGCTCAAAAGTGTAAGCCATTATTTTTTCACTCCTTCATTGAATTTTGTCCTTGCACCTCGTCAGGTGCTTTTGTGAACGTTCACTAAGTAAAGAGATTACTGCACCAATTTTGTAAACCCTAAAATTAAAAAAATCAGAAACCATTTATCGTGTTCGCTTTATCTACCAGTTCCTGCAGCTTTCCGGAAAGATAAAGGCCGGGGCATGCTGTAGCAGCGTACATACTGTGCCAGGTCAGATTTTTACCCTTAACCAATTTTCCGAGGTCATTGCGGCGGGCAATATCCGCAACCAGTGTAACCAGCGTCTGGAACGTCGTATCCGAAACAGGCCATTCCGGTGCACCACCACTATTAGATGTCTCAATTGTTACTGCGCGGCAGTTTGCCTCCCAGTTGCCGTTCGTCCATGCCACATCTCTTTCATGGACATACTGTCCGATATTCGTTTCAGAAACGCCGTAGTGGGACGATCCTTTTCGACCTTCGCGCTGCCAAAGTGCGCCCAGAGCGTCAATGGTCAAAATGCTTGCGCAATGGTGAATCGTGATTTCAGAAATAGTTCCACCTTGTGCCTTGCGGTCTTTCGTGTAATTTCCTTCGTAAGCCGGAATAAATTTGGTTACCAGCTTCGAATCAGGAACATTAGAGACTTCTCCGCTATCACTGCCATCGCTGCCAGTGCCAGGTTCCAAAATGGTGAACATCTGTTCTTCTTCGCCCGTATAGGCACTCCATTTTAGGGCAGTGCCAACAGCCGTCAGGTAAATGCTGCGATCCCGCAGCATAAGGTAATAAGTATTGGGGCGATTTTCTACCTCAACGGTAGTAATAACCGTATCAGTATCATCTGCGGTATTCAGGTGCCAAACGATGCAATTGGTGTTTCGCGTATTATAGTTCAACGCGTACCATCCTTCACCCCGCTGCAAAACAATTCGAACATTGCCATTGCCGCCGAAATTTTCCAGCGCCCAGCGCTGATCAGGATTGTTTGTACGGCTAAAAAGGTTAACTGTTTCACCGTTTTTTACGGTACCATCCTCGTGATTGCCCAGAACATTCACATACTTACCTGTTGCCACATTCTGCAGCTCATAGTAGTGGTTAAATTCGTATGCCATTTGTGATTCTCCTTTTTCACTTCTTGAGCGGCCGCTCAAAAAGTAAAGAGAGCAAATCCTGCAAAATGTAAATTAAGTTTACATTTTGCGGAATTTGCTCTCTTTTGATAATAAATCTTATAAAAGGAGAATCCGAAAGATATGCAAACAGATTCTGTTGAAAAGGCCGCTGGCATCGGCGCAATCGGCCTATGGGCCGCATTGCATGGATGGCTTGGTTGGCTTGTTGTTCTCTATGCCGTCTGCATGATGCTGGATTGGGTAACAGGTACCGTTCTTGCTATAAAAAATGGTGTTTGGAGTTCCCACAAAGCAAGGCAGGGATTGTGGCATAAAGGTGGAAGCATTATAATGATTTTTGTCAGTGTGTTGACAGATATCCTGCTTGGATTGACATTAAATCATATTTCCGGACTTACGCTTCCTTTTAGTTATGATATGCTGCTTACGCCAATCGTTCTGTTTTGGTATATTGTATCCGAATTAGGCAGTATCCTTGAAAATGCCGAAAAGATGGGTGCTCCTATTCCTCCACTACTTAAAAATGTTCTTGAAAAGATGCGTGACAGTAACGATGATAAGAATGCCTCCTCGCTATAGGCGTTCATTTTTTCTCATAAAACGCGCAAATGCCCATCGGCTTTTGAACCGATGGGCATTTGTGCGTTTTATGGCTTTCTATACAATGTACTTTATTTTTCTAGTTCGTGGTTTTATAGCCTCTTGAAGTTCGAATACTTATGCTTTGCCATATAGTTAACGGCCTCGGTAAAATTCCAATTTTGCCTTGCTGAAATATTTCCTTGATCCTTTCAATGTCATTCCTGTATCCAGAAGGACCTTGTAATTAGACATTTGTAGAATATGATCGCCGTTTATAAGGTAACTTTTATGGATTCGTAAGAATGCAGATGAAGCAAATTCATGTTCCGCTTCGTCCAATGTAGCATAGAACGACGGAGAGCCTTCCGGCGTTTGGCGTATGCCATCCAAATGGACAAGGACACAATGGTTTTTGCTTTCCAAATAGATGATGTCACGTTCTTCCTTTTCGTAGTCCGCCAGTATCCCTCTGATGGCTCTCTTTACTTTTTCCTCCTTGCCAGGAATTGCCTTCAAGTACTGCGTCCAAAGGGAACGTGCCGTTTCCCAATAGAGAATATCCCGTACAATGAGAGTGTACCTCGGATCATGTTCAACAAGCGGGAACCGATTATATCCGCAGGATAAACTGCACACTACACTATTGTGGGAATTGCAGTAATTGGGAAAAACAATGCAGTCGAAAGAACTATCTCTGCTGGCATCCAGCAACTGTTCCATATTCCAAAACTCATAAATACGACTGATACGGTCTGAAAGTCCTTTATCATGGTACAATATCGTCTTTATCGCTTCGATAGCAATCCCTTTCGGGTCACAAACTGCGATTATCATAAAAATCCACCTTATCTTACAAATATTATCCGTAAGATAAGGTGGATTGGTTTCATAAATTTGTGGAGTTTTTTTGCTGCCTGCTGAGCATCAGCTTTCCGGCCGCAGCATTGGCGAGCGTTGCGGCAATGAGAAGCCCCAGCGTGTTCCATTTGGCGAGGACATCCTTGGCACAGGGGTTCAGGGAAAAGCCGGTTTCTATGGCTTTTCCCACTGCGGGCAGCAAGCCGCCCCAGTAGGAAAAGTCGCTCCACCGGGCGGGGGTGATCCAGGGCGGGAGCAACCGTAGCAGGGCGGGCAGGACGAGCGCAAGCAGAAAAGCGCCGCCCAAAACAAACCAGCACGTTTCCTTTGGGCACCCCCTGCGCACCCGGCCGCCCAGGGTGCGGGCGGCGGCCAGCAGCACCAGCCCCGCCGGGCAGAGGGCATAGGCCGTCAGGGCGGCCATCCAGGGGAAAGGGAAATAGAGGGTCACCTGCTGTGCGATCCCCGCCGCACGCAAAAGCTGCTGCACCGTCTCCACCGGCGGCGCAGCGGAGCCCCCCCCAAACACCATGTTGGGAAAACCATGGGCAC